AAACTATAGTAAAGTCACCAGCAGTTGAAGTTTTATCTCCACCAAAGTCTATTGTTGCTACTGACTTATCGCTATTAGTGTCATTATAGATCATGCAACCTCTTGCAGTCACTGTAGCAGTTCCAAAAGTTAAATCAGAAAAGTCAGTAAAACCAGTAGTACCAGAACTTGTTGGGGCTACATTAGTTAATGCTGCTCCACCTGAAGTGTAATTAGTACCAGATGCTTGTCCAGTAGTTGTAAATGCAGTTGTGCCAGCGCCTAAAGTTGCGCTAGATGTGTATAATGCGAGCTTAAAAGAATTGCCAGAGCTTGCTGTAAAATTATGAGTGCCTACAAGTAATTCTTGCTTAAAACTTGTTGGTATTGCGCTAGATATCGCCATAACTATAGTTCCTTGATAATTTTTGCCATGTCGTTATGACCTTGGCTTGTCAATAAGTTTACCATAGTTGTACGATCTGAGGTAATAGCGTTTTTGATTCCGTACAAAACTGTTAAATAAATGTAATTTTGAAAAGCCTCTGCTTGTTGCCTTATGTGCGGCGCTGCATCGGCTGATATTTCACAAATCTTTTTAGTTATTTGTTCAGCCCAAAACTCAGGATCGTGGCCTTTGTTATGTGTGGTTTCAACCATGACATTGCCTAATTCTATAAAGCTGTCTTTACCCATCTCACCCACGATAAGGCTCCGGTGACATTATTGGTTCTGGTGCTTTAGCGCCTGCTTTTTCCATTTCTTTCTCTATTTTTGAGTTTTCACATACAATCCAGTCAGATTCATGTTTCACAGCAACAATTGGATCATTTAGTCTATGAAAACCATAGATTCTCTCGTTTAGCGGTACATTTTGATCAAGTAAAGCTGATCTGTGAGAAACACCTATATTGATGTCAGC